TGCTATTGTCAAAGGCCCATCCCCATCTGCCATTGCTTGACTCAATACCCTACTAATCTGAGAATCCATAGCTGCTGTTATTCCTTTAAGCTCTTGGAAAGTCCTGCTATATAATAAACCAACTCTATCCATGTGGAAAGGGCCTCCCATTGCTGCTCTTATTCCACCTGTTTGCTCTATTGGTGGTACTTTTATTCCAATTTTATTTAGTTCATAAGCTGCTCTTGCTTGTCCTCTTGCATAACTATCTTGGATGTACATATTAGTCCAAGGCTGTTGAGCAGCTACCCCAATTTGATTCATATACTTTACCTCAAGTATTCCATCATCTATTTGAGTTTTCAGCCACTCCATAAATGCATCTACCTTTTGAGCGGATGTATTAAAGGAGAATGCATTTGGACCTGCTGCTACATTAGTCTGTAATTTAAAACCAAAGGCGTCATTAGTAACTATTGTAGTCCTTATATCTCTTTTGAGTTTATTAAACCTACGATTAACATCTTTCACAAACCTATTCCGCAAAGTAGTGGTCCTTGTTGGATCCCCTTTTGCAGCTTGAGCGTAAGTTGTTATATGTTGGCAAGTATTACTCATTAGTTTCTTCTTCAATTATTGGTTCTTCTTCTATTGGCTCATCAATCGTATCTTCTGGGTCTACAAAACTATTAGCATCTATCAAGGTTATAATTTCTTCAATCTGTTCTGATTCTAAGCCCATAATAAACTTTAAGAATGCTTCTGGAGGCATTACTTCTTGTGCTCCCATGCTATCCCCATAAGCCTTTAATGCTTGGGCCCTTGTTTGCCCTATTGCTGCTTTGTCTTTATCTGAGGTTTGGTGTAATGAGGTCCATTCTGTTTCGTAAGGAGTTTTAGGTAATATACCATGCTCCATACATAAATCTACAAATGGTTCTATTATTTGAGGCTCTGCAATCTCTTCTCTTCTATTATCTACTATATCAGCCCATGCAGAAGCATCTTGATTACTACTTAATTCTCCTCTTTCTGAGCCCATTAAAATACGCTTTGGTATTCCTGTTGCTGCTGAGATTAAATCTACTTGTACTCCTATATGAGCACTTGGATCTTCTACTTGAGGAGCTAAATCTTTTAACTCTATTCCATCATTGATAAAGATCCTAGTCAACTCATTCTCATATTTGAGTATCTTGTCATTCATTGCCTCATCCAAGCCATCATCAGCTTCAAATCCTTCTTTAACTACTCCTTGATAACCCGGTCTAGCACCACGCCAAAACATCTCAGCTGAACCACCACTTACTTTCTCAATATCCATTAGTCTGTTCCAAACCTTTTCCATAGTAGGAACTCCTTTGACATCACTTGTAAGCATCTCTCCTGTTACATGGAGAATACGACTATAATGAACCACTAATGAAGTTGAATCCCCATCTTCTGTCCCTGATTGGATATTATACATATAAGGCATCCCAAATCTCTTAGAAGCTGGATTCTTATCATATACACTTATCTTTGCAGCTACTTGGCTATATGATGTGACATATAACATCTTTCTTGCTCCGGCCGTTACTGGTTTAGTGAAGTCATGTAATACCTTTACATCATCAAACCCTAATAATAGAACTGCATACTCCCCTATTGATGAGAGTTTATCTACTGTTCTAAACCTGAGGTCTAGTTTTAATTCTTTCTTTAAGGCCTTCCATGCTTTATCTAATTCATCCCCTTCTTGTGCTGGATTATGGATTGTTACTCCATTTTTCCATGTGTATTTGACTGGGCGCTCTATAATAGCATTGGCAATATCTTGTCTTATAAATCTAGCAAAGTAATCTTCATAATCAATAGAGGTGGGATACCCTAATGATGTATAGATATTCCTTTCTCCTTGGTAACTATAACCTAATGTCCTTGCAAGTTTATTACGATTGATTATCTCATCATTAACTTGTATCTCTTTTACTGGTTTAGTTCTCTTCATTATCTTGCTTTCCTTTTCGCTGTTAGTTGAGCAAATGCCATTGCTGCAGCATCTACTTGGTCTTTATATTTACCTAATGGAAAGAATCTAAGCTCATTTATAAACTCATCATTCCAATCCCCTCTAAGCATTAAGACATTTCCATAATTAACTTGTACTGAGAATGGGTCTGCTCTATATACTTTATCTCCCTTTGGTAATTCTTTCTTTATTGACCAGCCTGCTAACATCCTAATTGTTGCCTCAGCACTTTCCTTTCCACCTGATCCCGGCTCTTGTTCTATTACAATTTTAACTTTCTTATCATCTGCTTCTGCTGTTCTCTTTATTAGAGTTTCACGCTCTCCTGTCCCTAACTGACCTCGTCTACAATCAACTATTAAGTATTTACCTTCGTATGGCCCAGTCTTAAACTTTAACATTCTTACACCAGCTGTATATGCTCCTCCACCCTTTGTTCCTGCCTTATCCCATGCTCTAACTTGTTTATCTACTTCATGTGGTAATGGGAATTGGTCAATAGTAGCAATCATATCTACTTTAAACATACCTCCTCCGGGAGGAACTGGGTCTTGGTCTATCTGTCCAGCATACCCATATTGTCCTAAGTCTTGCTCTAACTCAGATAATGATTTACGGCTTAATCTAATTGGATCCAATAAATCATTCTTATAATAAGCTGCTAATTCTTTTGGTTGTAAGTTCTTTTTGCCTGTTTTTAAATCCCCCGGTAAACATATATGATGGATATTCTCTTTTTTCTTAGTAAGTAGATGACCGCTTGGGTCATTCTGATGTAATCTCTGCATTAGAATAATTGTTAGAGTTACATCCTTATCTACTTTTCTAGTGGATAATACATTATCTACCCAATAGTTTGTTGTATGTAATATTTGTTTAGAAGTACTCTCAAATGGATTAAGTGGATCATCAACTATTAGTATATGCCCATGATATCCTGTTAATGCCCCTCCTACTGAGGTAGTAAATCTATTACCTCCTCGTAATACAACCTCTTTACCATCCTTTTTAGCCCGTTTCTCAATGCGATAATTACTTTTGGTATCTTTATCCGCTTTTATTTGAAGCTCTGGATAAAGGGCTGTAAATAGGTCTGAGCGTATAAGATCCCTAGCACTTTCTGCTGACTCTAAACTTAATGAAGCTGAATAACTGGCTGTAATCAATCTCATCCAATGCCATCTTGTCCAGCACCATACTGGAAACATTATTGATATGATGCTTGTCTTACTTGTTCCCGGAGGTATATTGATTACTATATCTTTCCATTTAGCCTCTCCTCTTCCAACTCTTTCTGAGGCTTCTTGTAATAAATCACATAAATACTCTATATGCCAATTAGCAACTAAAGTCTCAGAGCTTATCACTGACCAGAAATAAAGAAAGAACTCGTAAAAGCTCCTGTTGTTCAATTCTCTTTGTGCTACCCCCGGATTCTGTAATAAAGCTACTATTAAATCACTCTCTGAAATAGTTTTCTTTTTCTTAGGGGCTTTAGTCCTGACCATAGAGTATTGATTACATCTTTTTCTGTAGGTAGAGTTTGTCAATATTTCTTTGGTTAGAGCTGCCATTACTTCTTAGCTATCTTTTTAATTTTAGCAGCGGTTTGGATTAGAGCCTTTATTGCTTCATTATCTAAACCTTCCATAGCACCCTCAATATCTTCAAAGGATAATGCATCCTTATTAGTTACTTCTACTGATTGTTGTTGTCTGTTTTTGAAGTTCTCGCTATCTACATTGGTTAATGCAAATATTACTGCAGTGGTATCAGGTCTGAATGTTTTGGTTGTTTGTTCTTTCTCTGAGGTGTAATATTGCTTTGTTTCTGTATTGAATCTGAGCTTTTCTTTTGTCTCTACTACTTCGGATCCCTCAATTAGTTTTCTCAGTGAGTTCTTTGCTAGAGCCGCTAATTGGTCCCTTGCTTCTTGCTTTGCGTCCTTAATGGCATTAAAGAACTTAATCCCCTGTTTCAGCCATCCATAGTAAGTAACTTCACTAATCTCTACTATACGGCATATCTCCCTAATGGTGTATGTATCCTCTATTATGAGATCACATATCCTATCTTGTATTTCCTGAGAGTACTTACCGTTATTCATCTTGTTATTTTACTTGTAATACAATGTAAAATTACTATGGTTTTGATGAATACGCTACTCTATACTTGGAAATTTATACTAAGGTTAGTATTTAGATAGTTCTATATATATGTTTTTCGGGTTGAAAAGTTATTAACTTTATTTGAGGGGTTATTTAGAGGTATTTACTCTATTTAATATCCAGAATAACTCAGCTATCTGCCCATCTATATAGGATATTCTTTTACGTAATTGATTACCTTCTTCATTAAGGCAATCACTTTGATTTAATGTATTATGCTGGGTATTCTTAGTTGCTTTCTCTACCTGTAGAGTATGTATCCTTTTTATTATTTGAGCTTTCATATCTTAATCATCTTTAAAGTGCCTAATAGTTGGACCATGTTCATCAATCTCAGGTCTTGAGTAATCCTCTTGGAAATGTTTTATTACTGGACTATCATCTGTAAAACTTAAATCATAATGAGAGCTATAATTATTTTTTAAAACCTTCTGTAGTCTTAAATGAATAGGACTATTTGGATGAATGTCAATATCATTTAATAAGATGTTATTTATTTCCTCTAGTACTTGTTTAAACTCTTCCATAGGATTACATATATTTTATTGCTAAATAGTTAATTATTAAATGTA